GCGCGGGTTTCTGCCGCCGGTTCATCCACAAGCCCCAGGGCCGCGTCATATGCGGCGCCCAAGGCGTTGCGGAACGTGTCTTGCTCGTCGCGCTGCTGGTCGCGGCGCGCGGCCTGCAATTCCGCCAAGCGCGCCAGGCGCTTGCGATCTTCCTTGGTATAAAACCCGCCGCGCGTTTCAATAACAGGCGGCGGTATTGCCCCTTGCGGCGCAAGAAGCGTCAGGAACATGGGTTAAGCCGCTTGCAGCCTTGCCAAGACCGCCTCGGCCTCGGCAATTTTCAGCGTCAGGCTTGCCACCATGGCCACATCGCCAGCGCTTTCGGCGCTTGCCATTTGACCACGCATTGTCGCAATGCGGTTTTCCTGCAACCGGATATGCTCAGACAAATCGCTCATCAATCCCCCCCCCTCACGCGAAGAACAGATCGCCCACAACATCGTTAAGCCCCACCGCCGTCGCGTCCGCGTCCGCCGCGCCGGTTACGATGGTCAAGCCGATGCCTGTGGCAAAGGCTATGCCGCCCTCAATCGTGAACGTCACTGAATTGTTTGGCGGCAGCGCGATAGTGCGAACCACGCCCGTCCCGGCAGTTGGCGTAGTCGTTTGATTGTGCAGCTTCACATACCGATACGCCGCGTTTGTGTTGGCCAAGCACCAGCCCAGCACACGGCCCGCGCCTGCCTTGACTACCGTGGCATTGGTGGACGCCGCCGATACGATATGGGCGCCAGACGCCGCGCCGGTAGCATTGGCGCGGTATTGCTGGCCCACGTCACCGATGGCTGCCGCGCTTGCCACAAGCGCAGGCTGCGTAAAGGTTACGGTCGCCGTGGTTGAAATTGCCACCGGAAGCGGTGCCGCGCTACCCAAAGGCCGCACGCCAGCGATGTAGGTCGGGACGTTGGCGTTGTCTTCAATACTTAGAAAGCCAATCGTCCAAGTCGTGCCAGACGCGGGCGCCGTGGTCCAATTCTGCGACCAGATATAGAGATACAATTCTACGTCATCATCTGGAATGTTTTCAATTCGGCTGGCGCGCGTGGTGACGGTCGGCACGGATGCGGATGCGGGATTCGCATCGGACCAATAGACATTGCGCCCATCAGCGGCCACATTCATCACATGACCGGGCGACGCCGTTGTGATGATCGTGGCTACGGTATCGCCGCTGTTCCACCCACGACGCTGCGCGTCCACGTTTGCATTAGTCGCTGTCGTGCCGGTGTATACCGTCCGGATGTAATTCCAACCAAACAGGTCCACCGTGCATGACCCGGAAGCAGGCCAACCCGCGACCGTGAAGGTAATCGTATTCACGCTTGGGATCGAGGCTATTGCATAGCGCCCTGGCGCGCCCGCCGCGCCGCTGATGGCGCCGACAAACATAAATTGCCCGACATTTTCATTCGTGAAGCCGTGTGCTACTTTGGTGACTGTGATGGACGTGGCGCTGTTGATTGTGCAGGCCAGGCCTTCACCGATCACGTCAGCCAGCATGACATAAAAGTTGTTGTTGGCGATGCGTTGCGAAAGGATTGTCTTGTGGCGCTGAATGAACGCGCCCCGGAAGCTGGCGACTGACCGCGCCAGAAACTCGCTGTTCGCCGTGGTGCCCGCCGCAATCACAAGGTTACTGGATGACTGCGAAACCGTGATGCCGGTGCCCAGGCGCCGTTGCGTCATTTCTGACGCCAGCAAGCCAGACCCGGACGCCGCAAAACCGACGCTCCAAATATCCGCCGGCGCCTGCCGCACAACCGCGCCCCGGTCGCCATAGATAGGATGCGAGGTCCGCACGTCCGGCTGATTGGCGGCGGTTGCTGCGCCTGAAGGCAACGGCAAGGAAGCCGCCGAAACCGGCACGGCTGCGGCGCGCAACTGCGCGTCAGTTAATGCGCCTGTTACCGCAATGCCACCCGGCGCCGTGATTGGTAAAGGATTGGACGTGCCGATGTCAGTAATGATCTTGGCGTCATCGGCGCCAGTAAATGTAGCCAATCCGACAACCTGCGCTTGCACCGAATCGCCAGAATAAGTGACATTTCTAGACGCAATCTTTGTGCCATCGCCCTGCGTATAGCCTACGTTGTCAGCCATCAGTTCATCACCGTTTCAACGCCCATGGCGCGCCCATCAGGGCCTCGCACCACGCGCTTAGGCGCAGCCATGGAAGCCGACAATTGCGCCAAGGCTTGCGTCTGCACTTGCGCCATATTGGCCTGTTGCTGTTGCATCATTTCCAGGCTTTGACCCAAAGCCGCCAAAGATGCCGCCAATTGCGTCAAGGCGCCTTCGTTGCCTTGCACCAGCGCCTCACGCTCAGGCATAAGCGCATCCTTGCGGGACTGCATCATCTCGGCCTCACGCAAGCCCATTTCACGGGCCTTCAGATCGGCATTGAACGCCAATTCTTGCTCTCGCAGCATCAGCTCACGGCCCTTGATTTCGGCCTCCAGCGCCAAGCGCTGCTGATCAGCCTGGGCCTTCAACATGGCCGCGTCAGGCTGCTGCTGTTGCGGCTGCTGCGCCATCTGCTGCGCGCGCTGCTCAAGCGCCTGGAACGCCTGCTCAATGGCGCCCTCAAGCTGCCGCCCGGCCCGAAACCGCCGCGCAAGAAACACCGCGCCTTGCCCGACAACCGGCAACAATTCCGGCGCCTGCTGCGCCATGGGCAGGCTGCTTGCCATGTAATTGCCCATTGCGGTCAGGAACTCAGTCGCGGCCTGCTTGTCGCCCTGTTCATCAATAGCAATCGTGCTGTCGGTCTCGATCTCAATGCGGAAACTCCGCATTGCATCTTGGCGCAGCAATTCCACCGCCGGCATGAAAGCCTGTTGAAACTCTGGCGCCTGCTCCTGCAAGCCCGACATCAGCGCAATCGTCTGCGGCTGAAAATGCTCGGCAATCACCTCCGCAGTCATGGCGATCAAGTCGCGCGCAAATCGCGCCACCTCGGCCTGCTGTTCCTGCAAGCGCAACGCGGCAAACTGCCCCTTGATCTGCTGCGCCGTGGCAGTTTCGGATGGTGCGGAATAGCCGCGCACGATATCCGAAATGCCGGTAATCTCGTAAATCTGCGCCTTTAGGGCTTGCTCGCGGCCCGTCAATTCGCGGATAGTAGCGATCACGCCGTCCAGCGGCACGAAATCCATCACGCCGCGCAGCCCGCCCTTATCGGAAAACGCCGCCCAAGTATTGACCGGGATCAGATGGTTATCTTTGCCCTCTTGGAACAATCGCCCAAGGCTTGCATCTTGCGATGCATCAAAAACGCCAGAAACGCGGCAAGCCTGGGTCAGCTTGGATAGGCGATAGGTGACATCGTCAAGGTCATTGGCCTGATCCTTGTATAACAGGAAATCAGGCGTCGGGATCAGGCTATCAGTCGTCAGGGTGGCAAACAACGGCTTGGGGCAAGGGAAGAACTCGCGCAAGCGCAGCGGGTCTTCACGCTCATCAAGCGGCGCCTCGTAGCCCTTGGCAATCCAGCAAACCTTGCGCTCCGCCTTATCCCAAATCTCATAGACCTCAGCCCGCGCGGCCATGCCATCGCGAAACCGCGCCTCTGGCGTGTCAGGATTGTCTTGCCGCAAGCGCGCATTAAGCGGCACCGCCCGGCCAATCTCTTCACCAAATCGCTCAATCAATTCGGCGCGCGTCATCTGCACTTTGCGCGAAACCCATCGCACTTCGCGCCAGGTCTTGGCCGGCGACATAAGGTAATCGCGCCACGCCACATAGTCATGCGCCACTTCCTCAAACACCAGCATATCGCCGGGTTCTTCTGGCGTCTCGGCCTCATACTCGGAAGCGTCGTCAGTAATGCCCACGCCCTCGGAAGGCGTCGGCGGCTGCATCTTCTCAAAGTGCGGCACATAGCGCAGCCAGGCCGTGCCACGGCCCACGATTAGCCGGTCATCGCGCGCTTGCTTGATAACCTCGTCGAATTGGTCGCTGTCAGTCGCAAAAGTGACGGCGCGCTCAAGCACTTCCGCCGCCGTGCGTCCAATCGGGTCAGCATCCTTGAAGCGCCGTTCAACCAC